CATCACGTTTACCGAGAACGTCAGTGGCGAACGATTCCAACGTCTGGTGCTCGTGTTCAAATCCAAGAAGCGGGCGGTGATGTCGGATTATCTCCAGCGTGGCGTTCGCGTGGTCCGCGAACGTCCCGCTGGCGGTCCGGCCCGGCGGTTGTGCATTGATGCCAGCAACGAGCGCCTGGCCGCCGAAGAGACCAAGGATGATCTCTCGCCGCTGATCCCTATCGAACTGATCCTGGGCAATGCCAAGGTGGAACCCAAGCCCACCGGCTACGGGAATGACATCAACTACAAGACGTACCAAGGCGACTTGTATTGCGCCGCCGTGAATGAGGGGCGCACGGTCCTGCCGGCCGACGACTACATCAAACAGGATCATCGCCTGCCCATGAAGGCACAGGGCAAATACACCTGCCCGGTGGACAGCGACGGCCGGCACGGCGACACCTTCGACTCCGGGAAACAGGCCGAGTACGCCCTGATGGATCGCCCCCTCAACTTATGGTGCGCTACCGTATGATTTTGACCCTTTCCAGCATGCCCAGAATGGCCCCAGGAAGGCCCGTGACGGGTTTTTGGCCGCAGGATGGTGGCTCGGGCACGTCCAGCCCTGCCAGCGGGCGCGCGCGCCTGATTAACGGGCCATTAAAAACTTCACCCTACTCGGAGGTAAACGCTTGAAATTGACCTTCGGCAACCTTTTTTCCGGTTTTTTCGGTCCAACCCCCTCCGGGATCCGGGCTTCGGACATGGAAATCAGCCGCCGCGACCCCACCGATGCCGGCATCGGGACCGGGAATTTCACCCAGGGACTGCCTGCTTTTTGGTTTGCGCGGGGCGTTGGTCACAATTCCAGCGAGAATCTTTACAAGCCGTATGCCGAATCCGCCTGGGTCCGGAGCGCCATCAAAAAGATTTCTCAGCCGATCGCCTCCTGCCAGGTGCTATTTAGCCGGCCGACCGGGGTTACCGTCCGGCGGCGGGGTAGCCGCCTCCGGCAGCTTTCCACCGCGCGCGGGATCGTTTACCGGTCCGATAGCGAACTGATCGACCTGCCCCAGATATCCGAATGGCTCAAAGAGCCGGTCGCAGACTTGACGTACCAAGATTTTGTGGAAGCCAGCGTTGGCTGGCTCAAGATGGCGGAGTGTTTCTGGGTCATCATGGATGCCGGCAACCGGGTGCCTTTTCCGGAGGTGAAGCTCAATCCGTATGCGCCGATCCTCATCCCGCAACCTGACCGGATGCGTCCGACCATTGAGGATGGCGAAATCGTCAAATGGACGATGACCCGCGTCGGTGGCCAGACGGTGAATCTGGATCCCGACCAGGTCGTGCGGCTCCGCGGCTGGAATCCATACGACGAACATCGCGGCCTGGGCGATTACCGAGCCGTGCATGTGGCGGCGGAGGCGGACTGGCTGGCCGGCAAATTTGCCCGCAACCTGATGGCGAACAATGGCGACACTTCGCGCATCATCAGCGTCAAGGGTGGCAATCCGGATGACAAGCAACGTGCCCAGTTGATTGCCGAGTTCAAAGCGCGCCGCATGGCCAGTTTGCGCGGCGAGAGCCGCGACGTGGTCGTGGGTGGCGATGTGGAACTGCACAACGCCGAGCTGGCCAGCATTGATCCATCGTTTGTGGCCCAGCGGATTGAGCATCGGCACGAGATCTATAATGGGCTGGATGTGCCCATGTCCATGGCCGACATTAAAGCGTCCTACTCCATCGGCAGCGCTTCGGACATGTTCCAGCTCCTGATCAATGCATGCATCCCGACCGGCGGAAAGTTGTGCGGCGCCCTGGAGAAATTATTTTTCAAGCTGACCGGCCAGCGGATCGAAGTGGGGCTAAACTGGGATGAGCATCCGTGCATGCAAGAGGTTCGGAAGGAGAGGCTAGACAGCATCGCCAAATTGGCGGCCCAGGGCATGCCCATGGAAGAGATCAATGAATATCTTGCCCTGGGACTGGTGAAGTATCCTGGCTGGGAAGTCGGTTATCTACCGGTGAGCGTCACGCCGGTGCTCAACGAAGATGGTGAAGTGAATCCCGCTCCCACGCCTGGCGACTTCAGTGAGACAATCGGTGATGACGGCGGCCAGCCCGGCGCGATCGACGACGGCAGCGATACTCCCAAGGATGGCGACGCCCCCGAAGTAAAGGCCATGCTTGCCGCCCTCCGCTGCAAATGCGCGCCGCCCGGCCAATCCAAAGTCAAATCCTCCAAGAACGAAAAGCTCTGGCAATCTCTGATGCGTCTCCGCACCAAGAGCGTGAAGATGTACCAGAGCAAGTGCAGCAAGCTCTTCCTCCAGTACCGGGCCGCCGCGCTGCGCAAACTGGAACACGCGCACACCGACAAGTCCGCCCAGACCAAATCCCTGGTGGACGTGATCTTCGACCAAGTGATGTTCAAGCACGATATCAGCAGTGCGCTGGATCCTGTCACCCAGATCACCTTGCAGACTGCCGGCACGGAGCTGCTGGAAGAAATCGGCCGCAAGGATGATCCGTGGAAGTTTCCGCCGGCTGATGCCAAGAAGTTCATTGCCAGTCGGGAAAACCTGATCAAGGGCGTATCCGACACGGCGTTCAACCAATTGCGGACCGCGCTCAAGGCCGGCCTGGATAAAGGCGAGACCATGGCAGAGCTCGCCGGACGCGTCAAAACGGTGTTCAACCATTTGAGCAACTTCGAGGCGCGCCGGATCGCCATGACAGAGACCAGCGCGGCCTATGGCTTCAGCCGCAACGTGGCCATGGAAAACGCCGGCATTGAGTACAAGGCATGGTTGACCAGTCATGGCGACAATGTGCGTCTGGCTCACCAGGAGGCCGAAGAGAATTTCGGGCCGGATAATCCGATCCCGCTGGATCAGCCCTTCCTGGTGGCCGGCGAAGAGCTGATGTATCCGGGCGATCCCGCCGGCTCGCCGGAGAATGTGATCAATTGTCACTGCGTGCAGATCGCCGTGCAGGCGCCTGCAGGTGAACAGGAGGAAGAAGACTAATATGCGAAAAACTTTTGCCAACACGATCCGGAAGGATCTTATCGTCAACCGCAATCGTCGCGGCGTCGCTGTGACGGTGCAAGATTGCCCTGGTGGCAAGCTCACGTACCACAGCCAGCATGCCAATGCCGACACTGCGGCATATTTGAACAGCAAGATGCCGACAATGGCTCTTGTCGGCCCCAATCTCCAATCCCGCCCATGAAATCACTCTACCCCGCCAAAACCACGATCCGCCGCACGATTCACCCGACCGTCAAGGTGATTGACGAAAAGGCGGGCATTGTCGAATACGTCGCCACCGACGAATCCCTGGACAGCTATGGCGAGGTCGTCAAGGCAGACGGCGCATGCTTCGATCGGTTCCAGAAGAACGCGCCGTTTGTCGATTCGCACAATTACGAGTCCGTGGCTTGCCTCCTGGGCCGCGTCATCGACTGGAAGGTTGCCAACCGTTCCGTGACTGAGACCGTAAAGTGGGCAATTGACGCCGGCCTTCCCGAAGATCATCTGGCAAACGTTGGTTTTAAGATGACCTTGGCCGGCTACCTCAAGGCGGTGAGCATCGGCTTCATGCCGATCAGCTACGTCACAAAGTGGGATAGCAACCAGAGCCAGTTCCAGGAAGCGCTTCGCGATTTGAACGTGCCCGCCGGCACCGATGTGCGCGCCATCCATCTCCAATGGGAGCAGATGGAACTGAGCGCCTGCGTGGTGGGCGCCAATCCCAACGCCGTGGCCAAGGCTTACAAGGCCGGCATCATCAATGATGCCTTGCTCGAAAAGATTTCAACGGAACACGCGAAACGTGAAACCGCCTCCAGCACCGACAGCCCCGACGCTGTGCTGGTGGCCCGGCGTCGGGCGCAGGAGCGCTTCCTGTTGGAAATGCAGTTAACCATCAATCAAATCTAGTAGTTCATGAAACAATATCTGAATCGTCAAAAAATGCTCGGCTGGCTTGGTTTTGCCATGCTCGCCGTGATCGCCATCTGCTTTGCGCTGCCCACACTCGGCGCATCGCTGCTGCTGCCCCTGGCGGCGGTATCCCCCAAACTGTTCCTGGGCGCCCTGGGCATGATGCACAAAGGCGTCTTCGCCTGTGCGGCGCTTCCCTTCGGTTGCATCCTTCGGGACAAGGCCGGCGCTGAAGGCGGCGAAAGTGCCTCGTTCGAAAGCAAGGTGCTTAAAGGCGTCGAGAAACTGACCGAGACGCAAACCAAACAGTCGAACGACATCGCCAAGGTGCTCGCCGATATGGATCGCGCCGACAAAGAAGTCAAATCGGCCATGGAGGAATTGACCAAGGTCAAGAACGCCACCAATTCCAGCGTGGAGGACATCAACAAAAAGATCATGGCTGTGCAGAAATCGGTTGCCATCAATGCGCGTTCCAGTTTCCGCAGCCCCATCGCGCGTGCCTTGGCGGATGAAGAATTCCGCTTCGGAATCAATGCTCTGGCTCGCTACATCCTGGCGGCCAAGGGCGCCAGCAAACTGGATCCGGCCCATCTGAAGTTCGTTGAAGACGGCAAGGCCGCCCACAAGGCGCTGACCGGCGTGGACACCGGCCTCGGCCAGGCTACTGTGCCCACCGCGACGTTTGACACCATCTATGATTTGCTCCTGCAGTATGGCGATTATGCCACGCTGGGAGTTGATCGGGTGGGCGCCCGCACCAATGTGCTGCCCGTGGCCACCAGCCGCCCGCAGTTCTATTGGATTGGCTCTCAATCCAGCTTGGCGGAATCCTCGCAGATCACGGCGGGTGCTTTCGGCGGCGGTCAGGTGCTCCTGATCGTCCAGACGTTGGCCGTGCTCATGTATGTCGCGCGCGAACTGCTCCAAGACTCCACCGTGGATCTGGCTCCCTACGTCGTGCGCCAGATGATCCAGTCGATCGCCTGGGGCATGGATACCGCTGCCTTTATCGGCAACGGCAATGCGGACACCACCAATGCCGGCTACGTCGGGATTTTCAACGCCGCCCTGGCGAACTCCAACCTGGGCGTCAGCGCCGGCGCCGGCCGCACCGTCGTCAGCAAGCTGTTGATTGACGACTTCGTGGCCACGATCCTGGGCGTGAGCGCGCAAGTACTCAACAAGAAGCCCATGTGGTGGGCGCACCCGCAGATGATGGCGCGCATCGCGCTGATCAAGGACGGTTTGGGCCGACCGATCTTCCAGACCTGGCAGGAGGTTCCCTCGCCGGGCTCGATCGGCAGCATCCTGGGCTATCCCGTCCACCCGACCGCCATCGCGCCTAACACGGACGGCAACAGCCAGCCCGTGGCGGCATTTGGCGATCCCGATGGTCAGGTCAACGGCATCCGCGCCGACTTGGAACTGGCCACCAGCGAGGATATTGGCTTCCCGCAAAACCTGGTTGCCTATCGCACGCTGTTGCGCGCCGGCGTCAAGATCCTGACGACTCCCGGATCCACCACCCTCAAACCGTTCGCCGTTCTCTCGAACGCGGCGGTCTAAACCCTATACCCCGAAATCCTTCGGGGTAAACACCAACTCCAATCATATCCTGTTAATATATGTTGAAATCCGAATCTGAAATTAAAGCGCTCCCCTTGGATGAGCTGCAAAAGCTCGTCGTTGAGCTGGGCTTGGTTCCGTCCAATGACAAGAACTACGCCAACAGCCGAGCCCTGTTGGAATTCGCCACTGGGTTGAAAAAATTCAAACCCGCCGAACAGATCACCGTGGAAAACACGGCTGATTTCCCGATCCCGGTGGATGGCAAAGTCATTGCTCCCGGAGAGACCGCGAAGATCTATCCCTGGCAATACACCAGCCTTAGTCGCTGGCTCTCGAAGGTGGCCGCTGCCGCCGCCCTCATCTTGGCCACTCTGTTCCTGAGCTTTGCGCCCAGCGCCCAAGCCCAGGTGCAGCCGTATGTGTTTGGCAATCCATCGCAATACAACGTCATGGCCGTCAACGGCTACGCCGGTTGGACGAATCTGCTGAACACCTCCGGCGCGGCCACCAACGGCACCGGCGGCTGGTCCAACATCGTCAGTACCGCAACCGCCGTGTACTACACCGCGGCCATCACCAATGCGACCACGATCATCACCAACGCCAACTGGCAGTTTAACACTGGCATCTGGACGAATATCCCGACCTATACCACCAACATCACGGTGAATTACCCTGGCTTGGTCTCGGTCGTGAACAGTGACACCCTGGGCATCGAGCTCGGCGGCCAGCTCCTGAATGCTGGCACTGGCACCAACTTCGTGGCCAACTGGGATTATTCCAACGATGGCGTGTACTGGCAGACCAATGCACTCACTCAGTCGCTCATCCTGAACGGCACGACCTACGTCGCCACCAATACCCAGTTGACGCTGTTCGCGCCCGGCTTCCTTCGCCTGGACAGTCTCAGCACCTTGCCCATCGGCGCCACCGTGACGAATGTCACCGTGGAAATCGCCAAGAAGCCGTACCGCACTGGTCCGTAATCCAGCCTTAAGCCCATGTTAAACACCCCGCCAAAGGATCGCATGCCCGACCCGCGCACCCTAAAGACGCGCGTCCCAATGCGTCCTTTGGCGGGCTTTGCCCCTCAGCCCCATCAGTCGCATCCGTCTCACCCCGCTAACTGCGAGGCCTGTGGCTCTCATCCCAGCGTGCGTAAATCGTCAATCGTGAATCGTAAATCCCCATGAACGCCGGTTTTTCCAATCTTGCCTATCTCAAAA